ACTGTTCAATGGGTGTCTTTTTTTCTGGTTTGGAAATCAATTTTGACATCAGCGAATTCGTCACCGCTTTTCGTGAAAACATTACTGCTTCCATTTCCAACTCTTTTTCTTCTTCCGCTTCGGTTTCCTCTTTAGAAAAAAGGAGCTTATCTGCAAAGCCAAGTTCTACAGCTTTCTTTGCATTGAACCAGCTTTCCGCATCCATCAAATGTGAAATTCTCGATCTTGATAGTCCTGTTTTAATTTCATAAGCATTCATAATGGATTCCTTTACTTCATCCAACATATCGATTGCCTTTTTCATTTCTGAAGAATCACCGATAGCGATGGTCGCAGGATTATGAATCATCATCATTGCCACGGGAGACATCTGCACCTCCGTTCCCGCCATTGCAATCACGGATGCTGCTGAAGCAGCCAGCCCATCAATTTTTACGGTCACATTCCCTTTGTAATCCATCAGCATGTTATAAATCTGTGCTGCCGCGAATACATCTCCTCCCGGACTATTGATCCATACCGTGATATCTCCTTCTCCATCTTGTAATTCTTCTTTGAACATTTTTGGAGTCACTTCATCTCCATACCATGTTTCATCGGAAATCTCTCCGTTTAGAAACAGGGTTCTGCTCTCATCATTTTCATTCCTTACCCAGTTCCAAAACTTCCGTTTCATCCTGTCCCTCCTTTTACGACTGTGTTTTAAGCACACAAAAAGGACCACAACCAGATACTCTGTTTCTGGTTATCGTCCTTAAAACACACTTTATTATTTTTGATATTTTCGTCTAATTTTGGATTTATCCTCCACTTTCAAAAGAAAAAGCCTTCTATTTTTTGTTATATTCCGCTTGTTCTGCTTCAATTCTCCACTTTCATGGGATCTTCTGCTTTTTACTCCAGCCACCAAACAGTAGCATATTGTTCCGCTACGCAACATAATGTTGCTTAAGTCCAGTTGAGCATAAATCTTTTAAACCTGTGGCATATTACCTCCTGCCTTTCCCGCAAAGGCTCCTGCATCCGCCAGCTTTGTCATGCTTCCATTCACAAGATATAAATTTCCTCCATCTTCCTCTGGAATCGGATTCTGATCTTCCATTTCCCGGATATCATTTGCTGACAGCCATCCATTCTGCCGGCCTACAGCATACCCATTCATTCGGCTGGCATAATCCCCTCGTAATAATCCATCCACATTTAGTTTTATAAAATACTCATTCTTTTCCTGTGGCAATAACAATGCTTTCTGCAAAGCCTGTTCCCACCTGACTACCCACGGGTCTAATGTGTATTTCACAAACTCCAAAGACTGCTGCTCTATGTTAGAAAAACTAGATTTCTCCAAGTCTCCTACCATATGTGGCGGAATACGATACATCCTTGCAATCTCATTGATTTGAAATTTCCTTGTTTCCAAGAACTGTGCTTCTTCCGGTGGAATCCCTATCTGCTGATATTTCATCCCTTCTTCCAGAACCGCCACTTTTCCTGCATTTCTTGACCCCCCATACACCTTGTGCCAGCTATCCCTTACCTTTGCGGGATCTTTTAAAACGCCCGGATGTTCCAAAACACCACCCGGTGTCGCTCCATTTGCAAAAAATGATGCACCATATTCTTCACAGGCAAGTGTCATCCCTACTGCATTTTTAGCCATAGCAATCGGAGAATATCCCACTAAACCATCAAATCCTAATCCCGGTATATGCAGCACATCTTCTCTTCGGAGATAGATCCGTCCATAGTCCTTAAAATTGGGATTTTCTTCTGTGTTCCGTGTGTAAATATAATAAAGTTCTCCATTTTCCGCACGGTCAACTTCCATTTTATCGGGCAGAAGCGGATACAATCCTAATATCTGCCCTCTTCCATCTCGGATGATCTGCGCATAGGCATTTCCCCATATCAGTAAATGGCTCATCAAGACTTCTCGGAATACGAAAGACGTCATTTCTTCATTTGGTTCATCGTGAAGAATATGATAAAGCGGATGGTCAAATACTCTTTCTTTCCCTTTATCCGTATAACGATATAAGTGAAGGGGAAGAGAAGCTATTGCTTCTGCAAGAATTCTGACACAGGAATATACCGCTGTTGTCTGCATGGCGGTTCTTTCATTCACGGAAATACCGCTTGTGCTTCTTCCAAATAAAAAAGATACTCCTGAATTATAACTATTTGTCGGTTTGTCCCTTGCTCCCCTTAAACCAAATAATTCCCGTAATCCCATACTCTGCCTCCTGTTTTATCAAAATGAAATAATGCCACGCTCATCATATACACTTCCTGTTGTGCCTTCATTACGGATTGCACGATCAAGTGCCATAACTGTTGCGACTGCCCCATCTATTTTTTCTGTAGATTTTTCCTTATCCATCTTAATATTTCCTGCCGGATCTTGACGGACAAAAACATTATCCATCATCCATCTGAGAACTGGATGACCGCCATGTGCTAGTTTTTTCTCCAATGTCAGCTTCATTAATTCTTTCGTTGGCGGACTCATATCTTTATATCCCTGCCCGAAAGGTACGACAGTAAACCCCATACCCTCAAGATTTTGTACCATCTGAACTGCTCCCCAACGGTCAAATGCAATTTCCAAAATATGATATTTCATTCCCAAATCCTCGATGAATTTTTCAATGAAACCATAATGAATCACATTTCCTTCCGTCATCTGAAGATGTCCCTGCTTTTCCCACACGTCATAAGGAACGTGATCTCTCCTCACACGAAGTTGTAAATTTTCTTCCGGTATCCAAAAAAATGGCAGTATGCTATATTTTTCTTCCTCCGTTCTCGGCGGAAACACTAAAACAAACGCTGTAATGTCCGAAGTACTGGAAAGGTCAAGTCCGGCATAACATTCTCTTCCAAGCAGACTATCTTGATCTACTTCAAAGTCACATTCATCCCATCGATCCATAGGCATCCATCTGGTAGATTGTTTTACCCATTGATTCAATCGGAGCTGCCGGAAAATATTTTCTTCTGCCGGATTTTCTTTCGCACTCTGATAAGCATTCTGCACTTTTTCCAATGCTATCGTATGCCCCAAAGACGGATTTGCCTTATACCAGCTTTCTTCACTTCCCCAGTCATCATCGTCCGCAATACCATAAATCACGGGATAAAAAGTCGGATCAATCTTTCTTCCCATAAGAATGTCTTCTGCTTTTTGGTGCTGTTCAAAACAAATGGAATTGCGATCCGTTCCGGCGGTCGTAATCAAAAAATACAATGGCTGTGTTCTTGCATCACCTGAACCTTTTGTCATGACATCGAATAACTCCCGATTCGGCTGCGCATGAAGTTCATCAAAAATTACTGCGTGTACATTCAAGCCGTGCTTGGTATATGCTTCAGCAGAAAGTACCTGATAGAAACTGTTTGTCGGCTGATATACTAACCGCTTTACAGACATGATTGGCTTAATTCTTTTCTTCAGAGCCGGACATTGATCCACCATATCAACTGCCACATCAAATACGATCGAAGCCTGCTGACGGTCAGAAGCACATCCGTAGACTTCCGCACCCCATTCTCCGTCACCACAGGTCATCAGCAGAGCCACCGCAGCAGCCAGTTCTGATTTTCCATTTTTCTTTGGAATCTCCACATATGCAGTATTATATTGACGATAGCCATTTTCTTTTACCGTTCCAAAAATATCACGGATGATTTTATCCTGCCACGGAAGCAGCTCAAACGGGACACCTCTCCATTGCCCTTTCGTGTGTTTCAAACAATTAATAAAATTTACAGCATGATCCGCTTTTGTTTGATCATACACTATCCACCACCTCCCTTTATCAGCAGAAGTTCCATTGCATCGCTTTCTTTATCATCACCATTGTCCGTAACAATCCTGCTTCTTGCAGAAGGTGTCAGCCCAAACTGCTCACAGAATTTATTCATGATTTTCAGATAGGTCTGAGCAATGGACACCTGTGGAACCTGCTGCCAATAACCGGATGGTGTCTTTACGATTGTTCCATGCTGAGTAATAAATTCCTCCGCTTCTTTCCATCGCGCATACGCCTGACAGTAACCTGCAAAAGCAGCCATATCAATTTCTGTCAGAATACCCAACTGCTCCATCTGTTTTGCCATCCGCTTCCATTCCTTCTTTGCCTCATCTTCCAGCCACGCAGGACATCTCGGTGCTTTCTTCACAGGCTTCGGCTCGTTTGTATTCAGACTTCTTTTACCCGGATTGCCTTCCAATACTTTTACTGCCGTAGGCTTAGGTTTTCTTCCTCTCTGTGCCATTGCTCTCACCTCCTTCCAAAACATCACTAAAAAAAGACCTCCGAAGAAGTCTTTTTTATCTCAGCACCTTTTGTTTTTATTTTAAAAGTTCATCGATTTTTACTTTTGCTGCTTTCACAGCATTGTAATCATAAAAATATGAATCTTCACTTGTAATTATTTTCCCATTGTCCGGCGGGGTAATAATAAAATCATATCCTGTAGTTTCACTATTCCAAGCGATTGTAATTTGATACCCTCTGTATGTTTTTCCCATAATAATTCTCCTGTTCTTTTTGTACACACATGTTACCTCTGACTCTTGTTTATATCCAGCAATATCCGTACCACAATCTGCACAAATTTTCTTTAGATGTCTTCTCCATCCGTACAAAAGTCCAATCCCATTTTTAACTCATTATATATCTTCATGTATCGGCTCTGTTCACTCCCTTCACTTCCCAAAATTGCCTGAAAGAAAAATTCTTCTGCTTTCTCCCTCGAATACCACTCCTCTGTCTTTCCATAACAAACAGTTCTGACTATGGGTATCTTTTTTACACAATCTTCCCCATAAATCACATTCAGTCCTGATCCATTATCCCAATGCATCAGAAGGGATGCCGTGTCATCCACTCCGAGAACGGTCCCTGTCATGCCGACTGGCGGTGCCTGTTTATCATGCATTTTTATAAG